ATTCCTATGCTGGCTTTTGTGATGGGGTTCCGCCGCTTCGAGTTCTACGGCTACGACTTCTTCTACCCAGAAGACGTGAAGCAAGAAGACATCAAGCAATCGCTCATGAAGATCACGCTCGGCGCCGACAAGCAATTCTTGACGACGGGCGAACTGATTGCTGCGATGCAGGACTTGGGTCAGTGGAACAAATGGCTGGTCGACAATCGCATCTCCGTCAAGTTCCACGGCGAAGGCGCGGGCGGTGCCATCTGGGACACGACTGTCAACAACTACACCCCACCAGGGGAGTATCCGTTCTAGCGGAACTTCTTGGCTATTGAGGCGGCGCGGGCGGGTTGTTTTGAGAACTGCTTGCCCGCCTTCGTGGCTTTCCTTTTGGCAGCAGACGACGCAGCGTACGTGCTACTTGGCATAGCTTTGATCGCAGCTTCCGGTAAATATCTTTCACCTGTAGCCTCCGGTCCTTGAGTGCTTGGCTTACCAGACTTGGTCCGCCACTTCTGTTTTGTCCAATCGACAAGCGACTTCTGCGGGGCCTTCATGACTTGTAGCCGCCGCCTTTAGCCTTATATTGTTGAGCAAGCATTTGGGCCTTACGTGCTGACCACTGCCCCGGACGCCCACCCTTACCGCCAGCTTTGATGTCCTCGAACAGGGACTTCCGCATGCCGGGTTTGGTGTAGACGCCCGCTTCGTTGACGCGTGAAGGTGTCTTGGCCATTAGCCAGCCATCATGCAGCGACCAGCCTTCTTGCATGCAGCCGGATTGGGGCAGCCCTTGCAGGGAACCATCCCGCCTTTCTGCATCTTCACGGCCTTCGCAGCCACCTTGCCGCCAGCCTTCTTCTTCATGGGGCCTTGCGTCACCTGCTTACTCATATTCGAACGCATCATGCTTGCCGTTTCCTTTGCTGCATTTCCATAAGTTGCGCGTACATCTCTGGGTTCTGTTCCTTCAGAGTTCGTTGCATCTGGCCCACCATCATAAGCAGTTGCCGGATGCCCTCCATCTCGCGCTCAGTTGGCATGTCCTCTGGCGCGAGGCGTGGTTTCTTAGCCATTACTTCTTCCTCATCTTAGCTAGAGTCTGTGCAAAGCGTGCGCGTTGGCCCAGCTTACCGGGGGCTTTGGCAGCAGCGGCCAGCTTCTTGGCGGGAATCTTTTGGCCCGGCTTGGCACCAAGTTGTTCACGCAAAGCGCCTGGCTTCTTGATGGCCTTCTGAATGAACTTGCCACCAGTTGCGCCGCCCTTCGCCATCTTCTTGACGCGACCGCCCTTCTTGTATTCTTCGCCTTCTTCCATTTCGTGGTCGTCCATCATGGAGCCGTCAGGCATTTTGTGTTTGCCTTTGCCGCCCACCTTGATTTCGATTTCGACCATGCCCCCACCTTCGTATTTCACTGGTCCACCTTTCTTGAGGCGCGTGCCCTGAGTGCGGGCTTCTTCGCGGTTGCGACGCATCATCTCGAAGTGACGCGGGTCTGTCATCTGCGGGCCACCCACAACATAGCCCGGATCGCGGCTGGTCGCAAGCGGGTAGCGAGCCATCGGATCAAGACCGGAGCGGTCCCGCAGAATTTCCTCTTCGGTCATGCCCCGTTCGTTGGGAGTACGGCGCCGCTTCGGGGACATGCGTTCAGACATTACTTGCAGCCCTTCGCCATACCGCCCTTGGCATACATCGCGCGACCACCACCCATCATCTTCTTGGGCTTGGAAGTCATGCCACCCTTCATCATCTTCTTGGGCGCAGCTACCTTACCGCCAGCAGCTTTCTTGACGACGCCGCCTTTCTTCATGGCAGTCTTGGCTTTCGGCTTGATCATGCCGCCTTTCTTGAAGCCGGACGAACGCATGCGTTCCTTCTCGGCACCTGTCAGCGGGCCGCTATCCATAGCAGCTTCTGCCCGGCCAGCCTTGCGCTCCTTGTCGGAGATCGGCTCACGCGCACGCTCACGGCGCATCACGTCTTCGGCCATTTCCGCACGACCCTCTTGGGCCTTCGGAGACTGCATGCCCTGACGGATCGCACCGCCCTCACGATATGCTTTGATCATACCACCCTTCTTGTTGTAGCTAGTATTGGTGTCAGTTGCACCAGAGCCAAGGTAGTTGCGACGATGCTCGATGGTGCCCGGCTCCATGCCCGTTTCGTTAGTGCGACGCAAGCCCAGGCGCTCAAAGAAACCACGCTCCGGTTGACGGGCAGCCGCTTCACGATCCGCTTCCTCCTGCATGGTACGCACCATGAAAGCATGCCGTTCTTCTGGGGTCATCTCGCGCTGTGCCGGACGACGCGGTGCTGGACGTGCAGCCGGACGAGGGGCAGCCGCAGGCGCAGCCGGACGAGCAGGCGCACGCTGAGAAGCTTGACGTTCGCGCTCGGCATCGGCTGCTTCGTTCGAGCCTTCTGGTTCCATGCCCTGCTGGTAGTTGCCTGTAATCGGACGGTCGCGACGGCTTTCTATGTAGCGCCGCAAAGCTTCCCCTGTCAGGCCAAGCGCGATGCCTGCCGCAGCCACGCCGGGAGCGCCACCCACTACGCGCGGACCCGTACGAGGCGCACCACCACCCATGCCAGCGCCTTGACGCATCAGTTCGCCGCTGCTAGGACGCGGGGCAGGCAAACGATCACCACCCGAAGGGACCATGGCACCACCGCGACCACTGCCTCCGCCGCCACCTCCTGCACCGCCGCCTTCTATTTGTGGAATAGGCGCACCGCCTATGCGACGCATTTCTTCGGCAGTAAGGTTACCCTGGCGCATACGCTCATTGAAGTCACGCACTTCAGCGTTGGAGGCAGCGCGTTCTCGATTAGCAGAGCGACGCTGGTTGAGGCGCTGCATGTTTTGGCGGCGACGCTCGGCAGCAGTCATCGGCTCTTGGACAGCACCGCCTTCTTGGAATTTGACTTTACGTTTCATGTGGTTAGTTCCTTACGCGAAAGATGTTGGAGTTAATTTAGGAAGGCACATTCAGCTTGACGCCGACGAACCAAACCTGTTAGTATGCGGCCACCAGCCCGGTTCCATTTCAGGAGTTCCTCTTGGGCACCATCCCAATCCTCGGCTTCGATGCGGCGACGCAACGTGCTGGATCGGTAACGGGGCACGCCCAAGTTGTAGGCGAAGTCCGTAATGGCGCCGAGAGCGCGGGGCTTAGAAGCCAAGACAGGAGACGCCCGCAGGACGCCTGCCATGTAATTAGAAACCAATTCGCCAACGAGCCACTCTTCGGCGATCTCTTTGGTGATGGGCGGGTGGTCCATCGTAACGCGGGTGCCGTCAGGCTTGTTGACCGTGCCGTAACCTATAGTCGGGTAACCTGCCGGGCAGATGTAGGGCTTCAATTGCAAACCCTCAAAGGTCCGGCACAACTGGGCAGCGATGTCGGCAGCCTCAGCGATTCCGCTCATAGACACGACCAACGAACCAGAAGCTAATAACCATATTGAAGACTGCTAGGTCCTCTGAATTCCACATGCTGACCAGCACGTCCTTCCAATCACCACCCTGCTGCAACGCAATCATGAAAGCAGCAACCTTAACGGCAGCGTATAGCCCTAAGAAAGCGTAGGTAACGGTAGGCCGCACCAGCGCAGAGAACGCAGCCACAAACTTACCGGCAGCTTTAGAGGTAGACGACTGCTCCTTGAAGGCTTCGGCCATGGTATCCATTTCGGCCATGGTCATAGTGGCTTCGGTCTGGCGCATAGCTATTTCGCCGCGCACCCTAGCAAATTCCATTTCGGCATTGAGCATAGCCAGTTCGTGCTTGCGCTCGTTGCCCTTGTCAAACATCTTAAAGACTTCTGGTGCTAGTCGGAGAACGCCCCCGAATACACCGCCAAGTAGAGTCTCGATCACGCTACTTCTCCAAATTAAATGAGAGGTTCTGATGGCGCGGGTAGGTCACAGTGCGTTCGCCTTCAGGACATTTGTATTTGATGGTGGCCAACAAAGTCGCTTTGCCGGGGGCAATGGGGTCCTTGTCGGAAATGGTCAGCATATAAGTAAAGGTATCGACGTCCGGCCCGGCAGGTCCCGTAAAGCGCGTCATGCTGGGAGCAGCTTCGTGGATCATGCCAGCCCCGTCACGGACCGTAACCTCAAAGTTCTCAACCGAGCAGTCATCCCGCTTTTTGATTCGGGCCACAGTAACCTGAACTGGCTCCCCAATCTTGGCATCAACAATGCGAAAATGCTCGGGCGCCCAAACAATAATGTCATGCGTGAGCCAGCCAAACTTCTCACTTGCCGTGTAGCCGCCCACCGCCAATGCAAACGCAGCCGTAAAGAACTGTACAACAGGCGTGAGTTTGGGCAGGTCCATGGCTTCCGGCCATCTTCTTAGCGGCGTTTCTTGGCGGACACCTTGCCGCCCTTCTTCATCGTCTTTGTGTCCAGCGGCTTTGATACGTCAAATTTTTCGGCAAAGAATTTTATGTTAGGACGTGTACGACGCATTCCCTGATAAGTCGCTTCAGGACTACCAGGCATATTAGTAGAAGGAGCAACTGCCCTGCGAACTCTTTCTTCAGCAGCCTCTCGATCACGGGCACTTTGAGACTGATAAATGCCTGTTTCAGTATCTCTAGGTTCCGCTTGAGCTTGTGCCCGCGCTTTTTCTTTGACATCTTCAGCGTACTGCTGTTCGTATGTGGTGCCGGGCGCAACCAAATAATTAGTAGGCTCGTTGATGGAACCGCCTGTCGCATATCGCCGGACCTTACCACCCTTGGCCATAGTAGCCTTGGGCTTGGAGCGGCCTGCCTTTTGGAGGGCGATGGCAGTGGCCTGCTTGACGGCAGCCTTCTTGTTGGCTGGCTTCGAGGTGCCGATGCGCCCGGACTTCTGGTAGTCGTCGACCAGCGTCTGGATGTTCTTGCTTACAGCTTTGTTAGACTTACCTTTGGCGAGGGGCATGTTAGCAGTTCCAGGCCCGAAGGCTTTTGTTGATGCGGGAGTTGGGATCGTTGGCCGTCTTAGCCGAGGTCAGCTTCTTCTTCATCCCTTTCATTCGGGCACAGAAGCTATCGCGCCTAGGTCCACCCTCTGGTTGAGGGGCCTTCAAGCCGGGCTTGCCGGGGTTCGCACGATTGTAGGAGGCACGGCCTTTAGCATTGAGTCCGCCAGCGGGATTCTTGCCTTCGGCCCGTTGCCATGCTGGGGTCTTGGCCATGCCTCCATTATACTACAGTTAGCTCAATCTTTCAAGACTGATAGACTCCACGTCGAACTCGGCGGGCGCGTAGAAATGTAACAAATGTACACCATTCCACCACAGCTTCTTGGCTGCTTTGGCGTAGGCAAAATCGCCTTGCGGGTCCACGAAGCAACCGCCCACCAGGGCATGCAACTTGGTGCCGTCGGCCTTGGTGCGGGTGGCAGTCGACAGCAGGTGCGAGTGGCCACAGATGCAGGAGGTGTGCTGAGACTTGAGGAGGTTATTGGCGTGGTGTTCGCCGCCTTGTGGGCGCCCCATTACGCCGCTCACGAAGTAGTGCTGGAAGACGGCACCCAGAATCGTGACAGGCTTGAGGAACGGGTGGAACTTCACGTTCGCTTGCGGTCGGGAGTTCTTCAGCAGTTGCTGGACAGTTTGGGGGAAGCCCGAGGTAAGTAGGCGGTTGTCGGACTTCATCCATTTGTTGTAGCGATCCTCGTGGTTGCCTTCGATGAAATGTATTTCAGGCTTGCCGTATGCGTGCGCTATCGAAATGATCCAATCGAGAGCGTCGAGGCCAGCCTGGATGTCGTCGCCCAGCGAACGCCTATACCAATCGGGCGAGTCCATGTCGTGCGTACACAGCGAAGCAAAGTCCCACAGGTCCCCGATATGCACCAGCTTGTCGAGCGTCACGTTGCGTGCATCAAGGTATGCCATCAACTTGCCAAAGCGTTCAAGCGAATCGCCCGGCATGGCGTGGGTGTCGGGGATCAGCAGCACCGTCTGGGGCTTGAACTTACTGCTCATGGAAAGGCAGTTCCTTCGTGTTGTCCGAAATGAATTCGTTGGTGTAGCCCGCGAGGGGCCGGTCGTCTTGTAGCCAAGGTCCGCTGTCGGCGTCAAGCAGAATGCACAGGTTGGCAGCAGCATGGGCTAGGTGGGGGAGGCCCGTCTCGGGATCGTTGGTCTGGCCATCCCACCATGCCATCAGGTGGCGCATCGCCGCGTCGTAATAGGTGGACGCTGAGACCGGGTCCTTGCGCCAATTCATGGGGCCATACTTCGCTGCACCTATCGACATGACTTGACCTACAGCTAGGAGGGGAAGGGGCGGCACCTTGCTTAGGGATGGCTTCGCCAAACCGTATTGGGTTTTGGGATTGGTGTCCATCAGATACCCCATGTCCATGACAGGACGGTTATGATGCAGCTAATGAACGCGATGCCCATGGCGCCTGCACCCAGGTAGTCGACCCACTTGAAGTCGCGGTCCCGGTGGTCGACGTATTGAGCAGCCACGAACGTAACGACTGCGGCCAAAACAAAAATCGTAAACGCAATCTGCGTGACAATCATGTCAGACTCCTGTGCTGCCGAGGCCACCAGCCCCGCGCTCTGTGGTTGAAAGGTCAGTGACTTCTACAACTTCTAGTTGTGGCAGGGGGAGGATCATGAGTTGAGCGATACGCATTCCTGAATCGATCATGATGATGTCGGGCGAGGGCCATTGCGGCGAGAAGGGCAAGCGCGCCAAGATGACTTTGAGTTCGCCACGGTAGTCCTCGTCGATGACGCCCGGCGCATTCAGGACTTGGATGCCTTCCTTGTGGGCGAGGCCGGAGCGCGAGCAGATAAGGCCTACATGGCCGGGCGGTAGCTCGATGGCGATGCCTGTGCCCACGGTGCGCCGGGTCCGCATGTCGTCAAGCCACTGCTGCTCGTTGGCGTACAGGTCGAAGCAGGCAGCACCAGAAGTGGCGCGCGTGGGAAGGATGGCTGTGCTGGTAAGCCGCTTGAACTTTAGAGTCCCAACCATTGGCATTCCTTGTATTTGGTCATGGGGATTTCTTCCAGCTTATATATACTAAGTGGTTTCTTGTGGCAAGCTGCTTTTGCGTTTTTATAGATTTGCAAGTAGGAAATTTTAGCGTGTGGGTATATGGCTTGGACGATAGGCCCGTAGAATTCGAGGAGCTTCTTGCGGGCAGGCGCCATCCACGACAGCTTGACTTCGACGATGCAGACGTGTTCGTCGGTCAGCCAGATGAGGGCGTCAGGTTGGCATATGCCAGTGCGCTTGGGTGTCTTGAAGTACAGCCAGGGCGAGACTTCGACACGTGGGTAGAGAGCGACTAGGCGTTTGTGTACGGCACGCTCGAAGGAAAGACCCGCCTGCTGTGCTTTGGTGCGCTTTTGTTTGGGGAACTGAGGAATGTAGTCTGCGTACCTAGCAGTAACAGGCGAGCCTAACTTCATGAAGTGTTACATGTAACCGTTCAGGTTTTTGTAGAAGGTATTGTCCAGAATTTTGAGCAGGAGCGCAAAGTCA